GCATACATTGAACACTATGTGAATCAAAGATTAATTGATGAGTTGGAAACATTTATTGACCATTCAGGTAAGTATTATGGTGTGGATTATGCTATAAAAGAAAGAATTAAAGAACTAAAACAATAGATATGAACAAAAACATAATAGTAATATGGCCTTAGAAAGAACATACAAAACAATTAAATGGGTGTTGAAAGGACACATCAAAAATAATGTCAAATCTTTATGGACTTGGGAGGAAGATAATTTTACTTGTATCTTTGATACTTATGCAGGTGATAATAGAATTTATACAAGCAATCAACTTTTAAAACTTTTAACACAATGATAATATTTTCAATACTTGGGATATGCACAGCACTATTTTTTTTTATAGTTATACTTATGAGCATAATTGAAACAAGAATAAAAAACAGAACTAAAGAAAAGTTATTTTATAAAATGGACAAAGTAGTTACACGAACAGGAGGACTTGAAAACGATAGGCTAAATGAAAAACAATAGAATACCTAGTTACTACATTGGAAAGCGTTACAAGATTGAAGCTCGAAAAGTCATTGAAGACTTTGACTTATCTTATAACGTTGGTACAGCTTGTTCATATTTAATGAGAGCAAACAGAAAACACGCAAGTCCGATTGAATGCATACAAAAAGCAATCAATCACTTAGAATTTGAACTTGATAAACTAAAGAAGTGATAGACTTACGACTTGGCGATTGCTTAGAGGTTATGAAGTCAATTCCTCCAGGAAGTATTGACGCTATTATTACAGATCCACCTTATGGCACTACTGCCTGTAAGTGGGATAGCGTTATTGACTTTGAATTGATGTGGGAACAACTAAACAGAATAATTAAACCTAATGGCGCAATCGTTTTATTTGGAAGTGAGCCGTTTAGTAGTGCTTTGAGAATGAGTAATATTAAGAAATACAAGTACGATTGGATTTGGGAGAAGGAGAGAGGGAGTAATTTTGCGACACTAAAATATCAACCGTTCAAAAAGCATGAGATAATCAGCGTATTTAGTTGTAATCCACATATATATATTCCGCAAATGAGAGAGGGAACGCCCTATACTTGCAAACAAGGGGGAAAGGGTTCTATCCTTAATAAAGGAACATCAAAAAAGGAGATAATAACAGTCAATAAAGGAAACAGACATCCACATAGTATTTTAGAATTCAAAAGGGATAGAGGTAAACACCCAACACAAAAACCTGTTGCTTTAATGGAGTATTTAATAAAAACCTACACAAACGAAAACGAAACGGTTTTAGACTTTACAATGGGAAGTGGAAGCACAGGAGTAGCAGCAAAGAATCTAGATAGAAGCTTCATAGGCATTGAAATGGATGACAATTATTTTAAGATTGCTAATGATAGAATCCAAAAGGAAGAAAAACAATTAAAAATATTATGACAATATACACTTGCGAATGTGGAAAGACTAGAGAAATTGCAATAGCTACAATAGTGCATAGAGATGGAAAATGGATAACTAAGCAAGCTGAATGCGAGTGCGGTCTTTATATGGATAGCGAACCAACAGAAGGAATACCAACACTTCAAAGGACAGAGCCAAGTCTGAGTAAGAACAGAGATAAGCTATGGGCAGGAGCAAAAGAAAAGCTAATAGGCGAAAGAGGAATCAATGAATCCTTTGACTAATGAAGTTCGTGATAAAGGACAATAGAGATAAGCAAAGTCTTTTCAGTTACCTAAAGGAATTAGATAACGATTACATAGTTAGTGTAAAGAAACAAAGAAACACAAGAAGTAATATGCAGAACAGTTACTATTGGAAATGTATAGTACAAGGACTAGCAGAAGAACTAGGATATTTTCCTGATGAAATGCACGATGTACTAAGAGCTAAGTTCTTATCTGAATATGAAATGATAAGCATCAATGATAACCAGATAGCATTAAATAAAATAGGAAGTACAACAGCTTTAAATACTAAAGCCTTTGAAGTATATACAGAACAAATAAGAGTATGGGCAATAACTGACTTAGGCATAAGACTAATGTTACCAAATGAATACCAATAATTTCTATTATATAATATGGAAACAGAACAAAAGAGGACACAAATAGCAAAGAAGCAAATGTTAAAAGCACTAGAAGGAAGTCTAGGTATAGTAACAACAGCTTTAAAGTCTTGCGACCTATCAAGAACTAACTACTACAAATGGTTAAAAGAAGATGAAGTATTTGCTCAAGCAGTAAATGATGTTGAGTTAATAGCTAAAGACTTTGTGATGTCTAAATTCTATGAATGTATAAAAGACAAAGTACCTTCAGTTGTAATACACGGAGCAAAGAATATTTGTGGTATGAATGAAACCAATAGAGTAGATTTAACTTCAGGAGATAAAGCTCTTAACCTTCCTTTAATTACATTCATTGACACTGATACTGAGTAAAAAATACAATCCTTTATTTGACTCTAAGGCTAGATACTTTATTGTAACAGGCGGTAGAGGATCTGGAAAGTCTTTTGCTGTTACAGTCTTTCTAACGCTCTTAACTATGTCAAAAGGAATAAGAGTTTTATTTACAAGATTTACAATGACATCAGCTCACCTTTCAATAATTCCTGAGTTCTTAGAAAAGATAGGATTACTAGGATTTGATGAAACCTTTAATATCAATAAGTCAGAAGTAGTTAATGCAAAAAACAAATCAGATATTCTATTTAGAGGTATTAAGACATCAGCAGGAAACCAAACTGCAAGTCTAAAATCATTACAAGGAATAAGCACTTGGGTATTAGATGAAGCAGAGGAACTTGTAGATGAAAACATCTTTGATACTATTGATTTAAGTATAAGAGAAAAAAATATACAGAATAGGGTAATCTTAATATTGAATCCTGTAACTAAGGAACATTGGATATATAAGAGGTTCTTTGAAGACAAAGGTATTGAAGGCGGATTTAATGGCGTTAAAGACAATATATGTTACATACATAGTACATACCTAGACAATGAAACAAATCTATCTACGAGCTTCCTAGAGCGTATTAAGAGTATAAAGCATAACAACTTTAAAAAGTATCAGCACAAGATTCTTGGAGGGTGGCTAGCAAAGGCTGAAGGAGTAGTATTTGAAAACTGGAGTATAGGAGAATTTAATCCTGATAATTTACAAACATCATGTGGGATGGATTTTGGATTCTCAATAGATCCTGATTCACTTACTGAAGTGGCTATCGATAAGAAGCATAAAAAAATTTATTTAAAAGAGCATATTTATAGGAATGGTTTGAAGTCTCATGAGCTATCTAAAATTGTCCTTGATAAAGTAGGGCAAAGTCTGATAATCGCTGATAGTGCTGAACCAAGACTTATAGAAGATTTAAGACATCAAGGCGTAAATATAAAAGCAGTAAAAAAAGGAACGATTGAAAGCGGTATCACTAGAATGCAAGACTATCATTTAGTGGTAACGCCTGAATCTACTAATATAGCTAAAGAGTTGAATAATTATGTCTATGCAGATAAAGGCTCTAAGCTTTATGTAGATAACTATAACCACGCGATAGACGGAATCCGTTATAATGTAATCTATCACCTAGACAATCCAAACGCAGGAAGGTATTATGTTCAGTAAACAAGCTGTTAAACTAAAATCAACTAATTTCTATTATATATTGTATGAAAGTCAAAATTAAAAAACAAGGCAAAACAGAATCGTTTAATCTTATCAATAGTTGGGAAGATGTGACTTTGGAAACTTGGTTAAAACTTATTGACTTTGAAAATGGAACAAAGACTGAGCAAGCCTCAGAAACTATACAGGCTCTTTCCGACATACCTAAACAGTTAGTGAATGAATTAGCTTTATCAGACGTTGCTGTTATAATGGCTAAAGTTGCTGAGCTACAAGCAAAGCAAGATACTAATCTTAAAAGGATAATAGAGATTAATGAAGTTGAGTACGGATTTATGCCAGACCTTAACGCTATAACTTTAGGAGAATACGCTGACATAGAACAGTTTATAAAAAACGGAATACATAAGCAACTTCCTGAATTAATGGCTGTATTGCATAGACCTATAAAAGAAAAGAAGAATGATATATATATTATAGACGCTTATGATGGTGATATTACAATGAGGACGGAAGAAATGAAACAGATGTCAGCCTCGCAAGTGCAAAATGCACTGGTTTTTTTTTATCATTTCGGGACAGCGTTATCCGAGACTTTGCTATCATTTTCAATGGAGAGGCTGAAGGAAATGAAACCGCAATCGCAACCGAAAGTTTCGCTAGTAAGTGGGGATGGTTTGGCGTGATGCACAGATTATGCGGAGAAGATATCAGCAAGCTAGAAGCAATAACAAAGCTTAGTCTATTAGAATGTTTAACTTGGCTAAGTTATGAAACAGATTTAAATTCACAAAATAAAGTAAGAAGAAATGGTTAAAAATAAGACGTATAATAATTTAGTAAACACTTTATTAAGATTAGGAGAAAATCATAATCAAATACACTCAACTTCTGTTGGTGACATTTGGAATGTTGATTTGGAAAAGAATACAAAGTTTCCTTTGCTACACATAAACCCTACAAGTGTAGCTACAGGCGATAGTCAGTTAACCTATAATTTTCAGGTGTTTATTATGGACATGGTTACAGAAAGAGCTGACTGGACAAAGAACAATGCTGACGCAAATTTTACTAAGTTAGTAAAGACGCTAGATAACGAACAAGATGTATTTAATGAAACTTTGCAAATAGTAACAGACTTTATAGGAATGTTAAGGCACAGTTCAAGGCAATCTTTAGAAGGAGTAAATGATATTAATTTTCCTTTATACTTTACGCAAGACCAATTTACAATAGATCCGTTTTCAGAAAGATTTGACAATCTTTGTTGTGGATGGGTGTTTAATATTGGAGTGCTAGTACAGAATGACTTTCAAACGTGTGAAATTCCTGTTAGTACAAAAGGAGCAGGATATTAATGCTGAAGTTTAAACTATGGATAATGACAATAGAATTAGGATGGAAAAAATTTAAAATAACAATTAATTTATAAAAATATGGCAGATTTAGTAACAACAATTTCAGAAACGGTCACTTTAAATTCGAGTTTAAGGGGTTCAGTTAATTCATTAACAACAACAGGAATCAATGATGTATTTGAAAGGATAGTAACGTGTACAGCAGGAACAGCTGTAACTACAATTGCAGTCTTTGATACATTACCATCAACATCAGCAGGAGCGATAGACGTTGATAGAACAAAATATGTTAGAGTGACTAACTTAGAAAAAGCAGTTGACATTGAACTAGCGGTTCAAACAACTACTTCAAGTTATACAGTAACAGTAAGGGCAGGAGGTTCTCACGTTCTATATTCTGGTGATGTAATTGCTTTAGGTGAAGTTGGTGCGCCTTCTTTTGGGACTATGTTAAACTTAGCTTCTTTAAAGGTACGACCAACAACAGCAGTTACAGCTAGAGTTGAGGTATTTGTCGGAGTTGAATAGTGAATACTGATAATATAGAAAGGTATTTGAACAGTTTTGGAAAACAAGTAGTCAATAGAGCAAAAGGCGTCCTACAAAGAAAAAAAGGTGGTGGTACAAAATTAGAAGAATCCATCAGGTTTGAAGTAGTGCCATCTGGAGACGCTTTTGTATTACAATTCTATATGTCAGTTTATGGGCTTTATGTAGATAAAGGAGTATCAGGCACAGAACAAAAAAGGACGTTTAAAAACTATAAAAAGAAAGTAGTTCCGAGTCCGTACAGCTATAAAAACAGCAAAGGACATTCACAGCCTCCAAGCAGTGCTTTAGATAAATGGGTTGTAAGAAAAGGAATTGCACCAAGAGATGCAAGCGGTAAATTTATGAAGCGTAAGTCTATAACATTTTTAATTGCTAGAAGTATAGGAAAAAAAGGAATACAAGGAATAGCGTTTTTTCAAAAACCTTTAGGACTTGCATTAGATGAATTTGGAAAAGACTTACTAGGAATTGTAAAAGAGGATATTTTAAATACATTAAATAAAGAAACAATAACACAGGTTAAATAATGGCAACAATAATAGAACAGCATCCTGAATATGATACACTTCCAACAGGACAAGACGTAATTTTTTCAGTATCAAATACGCCTATAGTTGCGGGCTTTTCAGGCGTAAAGATTATAGCTGAAGTTCATATAAGCTCAGATTTACCGCCTAATTTATCTACTGTAGATGATTTAGTAGGTACTTTCAAAACAACGCCAAACAATGCAGGAGTAGGAATGTTTGACTTCAGACCTATTATTGAAAGCTTTGTTAGTACTGATAATTTAGCAAGGGAAGGAAGTGCTTATAAAACAGTACCAAATACTTCACAAACAAATGTTCCTATACACTTGATAGATATGTATTCACTAAGCTTAAATACTATATGTTACTTAGCAATCGTTTTTACGACTGAATATATTGATTCATCTGGTGATTTAGTTGTTGATAGCACGCAAGATAATTCAGAAACTTATAAAGTTTTTAATGGTTACTTAAAATACACAGACGTTTTAGATTTAGTCGGTGTTAATTTTGGTTACAACCTTTCAGACTTTAGTTTATCCGCTAATACAGATAGTTTTTTAAGTAATGCGCCTACGATTCAATATGCAAACCTAGATGACTATGGTGTTATTTCTATTTTAGCTCTTAATAAAGACCTTCACTATATTAAACTAAATTACTTAGACAGTACGGGTACGCAAATAGATACAGAAAATGTATTTAAAACGACTTTAAATGGAGCGTATGATTTTTATGATGCTTCTATAACAAAAAAAATATTATACTTTGGATGTTTTCCTGCTAACTTACAGGGAAGAAGTTCAAAATTTAGAGCTTTAATATCAGCAGGAACGATACAAGGGGGTTCAATAGAAGTACAAGCATTTAATAACCAAGTAGGTGGTCAAATATCTAAAAAATATACAATAAATTTGAACTGCCCTACTCTTAAAGGCTTTAAACCTATCAGACTTACATGGTTGAATCAATGGGGAACATGGGATTACTATACTTTTACTATGAAGTCCGCTAAAATGATTTCAACTAAAGGGAGTACATACCAACAACTTTCAGGCTCTTGGAATGAAAGTTCTTACAGAATAGATAGTTTCAAAGGTGGTAAAAAAGCCTTTAGAGTAAACGCTACTGAAAAAATAACTATGAACACAGACTTTGTAAATGAAGCTGAATCTGAATGGTTTGAAGAGCTGATAAACAGCCCTGAAGTTTATATTTTAGAAAGTTATAGATTAGAAACAACTTTCACAGCTTTGAATCAATACGTTACCCCTGCAAGGCTTACAACCTCTAGTTATACAAAAAAGACTATAGCGAATGACAAACTTATGCAATACACTTTTGAAATTGAAAAAAGTAAAACGCTTAGAACACAATCTATATAATGAGCATTCAATTAATCGTTTACCCACAAAGTTTTCAAGGATTAACAAATTCTAGCAATACATCAAATCAATTTTTTGTTGATGGTACTAATTTTAATACTGTTAATACTTCTCCGAATACTCAAGTCACAACAAATTTAGCGCAAGGAGCTATTGACTATTACAATCCTATAATGTCAGTCAATACATGGTATAGATATTATGATGTCGATAGCACGAATGTATATAAAATTTCAACATTTTTAAGAATAATTGTAGGAGCAGGAGAACAAAACGGAATAATTCAGAAACTTTCAAATCTTACTATTGGCGCTGTTTATAATATTACTATTAACACAGCTTTACAAGTAGGAACAGCAAGACTCTTAATATTTTCAGGAACTGTTTTACAAAGCACCCACGCAATAACAACAGGAGTTCAAACTTATCAATTTACAGCAAATTCAGCATCAGACACTTTATTAATAGACTCAAAATATAGCACACTAAGTGGATTAATTCAAATTGAATCAATAGGAATTACAGCAGCTCCAGTCACATCATCAGGAGCAATTCAATTACCTGAAGATGGGCAAGTTATTTGTGACCTTTATGAAGATGAAGATTTGCCCTTGACTTTATCTGTAGATAATTTTAAAAATGTAGCTGAAAAGGTGCAGTCATATTCAAAGGCTTTTAATCTTCCTGCAACAAAAAGAAACAACAAAATATTTGACCACATATTTGAAATAACAAGAGATGTTCAAAGTTCAGGCGGTTTATTATTTAATCCTTATAAAAAAACTGTTTGCGTTTTAAAGCAAGACGGATTTATTTTATTTCAAGGATATTTGAGAATGCTTGACATTACAGATAAGAATGGAGAAATTAGTTATAATGTCAATCTTTATTCTGAAGTTGTTGCACTAGCAGACACGTTAAAAGACAGAACGTTTAGAAATTTAGATTTTGACGAGCTTGCACACGATTATAATAAAACACAAATTCAGTATAGTTGGAATCCTTCAGGCACTGGAATAACTTACTTAAATGCAAATACTTCAGGATTTAGAAACGCTAACAGTACAGTAAAATATCCTTTTGTGGATTGGGATCATCAGATTCTAATAGGTCCTGGAACAACTGGATTATCAGCAAACGCAAACAATCCAAGATACACATCTTTAGAACAAATTTTTAGACCTTTTATTAATATTAAATATATAATAGATAGGATATTTCAAGAATCAGAATTTACTTACGAATCAGATTTTTTTAATACTGACGACTTCAAAAAACTTTATATGGATTTTAATTGGGGTTCTGATAATACACCAACAGAAGCAGGTGTAACAGAATTTCTTGGAACTTGGCGAGCAATATGGCCTTTTGTTGGGACTACTTTTAGTAATTATGCGAACACTACATTTAGTGATTTAAATATTGTGCCTTTTACATTGCTTGGCGTTATTCATTCAGAAGTTCCTCCTAACTATAATACCACAACTAATATAATTACATCTACAGTAGATAACGAAACTTATAATGTGGTTTATAATTATACTATAGAAAATATTGATACTGTTGATAGGACAATAGAATGTCAATGGCTGTATAATTCAATTCCTGTAAACTATTCAGGAGTGCAGACAATTATAGCAGGAAATACTTTTACTTTTGCAGGAAATTTCAATCAAACTATGATAAATATTGGCGATACTTTAGTAGCTCAATTTAAATCGGATGATGCAACAGGAACAAAAGTAAGACAATATGAATCAGGCACTACAGAAACAGCTACAGTAGTATTTTCTCAAAGTATAGCAGCAGTTACGTCAAATACTTTTCTTCAGACGCTTAGGGGAGATCTTAATCAATGGGAATTTTTAAAAGGATTGATTACTATGTTTAACTTAGTAACCTTGCCTGATGAAGATAATCCAAACAATATAAAGATAGAGCCTTATGCAGATGTATTTATTACTCCATCATTAACAACAAAACCGTTAAATTGGACAGATAAAATAGATGTTTCAGAAATGAAATTAACACCTTTAACAGACCTTAATAAAAAAACTATGTTTAAGTTTGTTGAGGATGATGATGATTTTCCTTTCAATAATTACAAAAATTTAGTCGGTGGTCATCTTTACGGAAGCCTGAATTTTAATGCAGGTAATCAATTTAATATTTTAGATGGTGAAGATGAAATAATTGCAGAGCCTTTTGCGGCTACTGTTATTAAACCTTTGATGAGTCAATTCCATCAATTTATAACGCCTGCAATTTATGCAATGAATGAAGGAAATTCAGAAGCTTTTGAAAATTCACCTAGAATTATGTATGACAACGGAATTAAACCTACAGGAGCGTCCTATTATATACCTGAGCAAAACGGATTAGCTAGTGATAATTTAACAGACTTTTTACAGTTTAGTCATTTGTCAGATATACCGACAATAACTGCAAATCCGCCTGCATTAACAGATACTAGAGATTTTCATTTTGGAGCATGCCAACTCTTAACATCAGACGCACCAACAGTAAACAATCTTTTCAATATGTATTGGTTGCCTTATTATGCAGAGCTATATAATCCAAATACTAGGACTATGACTATTAAGGTTAATTTGAGTCCTGCTGATATTAATACATTCAAATTCAATTCAACCGTATTCATTAAGAACAGAGTTTTTAGAGTCAATAAAATTAATTACAAACCAAACGATTTAGCTACAGTCGAATTTATACTAATTGCATAATGTCAGTAAAAAACTTAACGCCCTACTTACCAGGTTTTACAGTAAAACCATCAGCAATTTCAGGGATAGGAACTGTAACATTTACAGATGGACAAACTGAAGTAATTCCAAATCAATTACAGTGCGAGTCATACGGATATACTTACAACCAAGTAACTGGAACTTGTTCAGCCTTTAGATTTAATACAAATGTGAATAGATTAGTTGCAAATGAGAATAATAGAACTTATGGAGCAGGAAATTCAACACAAACAGGAACAAACAATACTATAGTAATGGGAGAAAATAATACTGTTAATGGCATGTCTAGAAATAGTATTATTACAGGAAATCAAAATGAAATTGCAAACGGAGTAAATAATGCTAACGTATCAGGAACTTTAGGAGAGGCAACTTCAGATAATTCTATTGTATTAGGTGGTAATAATTTAGTTGATTCTTTAGGTGAAAGACAAAACATTACTGTTATGTATGGAACGCAAACAGATGATAATAGTACAGTTGATAGCTACTTAAATAATGTAACTGGAAGTTATTTTCAAATACCTTTAAATTCTATAGTAGTATTTCAAACTGAAACGATAGGAGTTAGAATAGGCGGTTCAGGCGGAGGAAGTACAGGAGATTTCAAAGCAATGATTGAAGTGGGAGCAGCAGTTAATAAGTCGGGCGTATTAAGCATAGACAGCTCAAGGACTGTGATTGCAAATGTTGGTACGACTTCAGGATGGATTTCAACAGTTGGTGTTTCAGGTACTAACTTTTTACAGCAAGTTAAGGGAGCTAACAACAGAGATATAATGTGGGCGACAACGATTAGATTTACACAAATTAAAACGGGGGTAACTTTATAAAATAAAACTATGGCAAAGGAAGTGTTAGAAATGGAGATAAATTCCAATATAGGTGAAGTATCTAAAGGAATTGACAAGGCAGCAAAATCTACTGGGAAACTAGCGGATGAAACTTCTCAAATAAGTGGTGCAACTAAGACAGCAGCAAAAGGGTTTAAAGGATTGGGTACAGCAGTGAAAGGAGTTGGAATGGCTTTAAAAGCAGCAGGAATTGGTTTATTAATAGCAATATTTGCAGCTCTTAAAGAAGCTATTGAAAGGAATCAGACTGCTATGGACGCAATCAATACTATAATGAGTACAATTTCAACTACGTTTAATCAAGTAGTTTCAGTGATTGTTGACATGGTAAATTGGGTAACTGAAAGCTCAGACCGTTTTGACGGATTAACAAAAGTTTTAAGTGGTGTTATGACGCTTGCATTGACTCCTTTGAAGTTAGCATTCTATGGACTTAAATTAGGCGTTCAGCAAGTCATGTTAGCATGGGAAGATAGCTTCCTAGGTGGCGGAGATGAAGGGACTATCGCAAAACTTAGGGAAGATGTGCAAGGAACAAAAGACGATATTTTGGAAGTTGGTGAGGCAGCTATTCAAGCAGGAAAAGATGTTTATAATAATATTGGTGATGCAGTCAATGAATTAGGAGCTATATATGAACAAGTTGCAACCGGATTAAGCGACATTTCTATAAAAGGAAATTACGAACAAGCAAAGGCAACAACTGCCGCAACGAAAGCAGCTATGTTTGCACAAGCAGAATTTGCAAAGTTAAACGCACAATTTTTAAGGGATGCAGAACTTCAAAGACAAATAAGGGATGATGAGACAAAATCTTTTGCAGAAAGAATAGAAGCAAATAACACGCTGAATGATGTATTAGAAGAACAAGCAACACTACAAAGAGAACAAGTACAAATTGGAATAAATGCAGCAGCTTTATTAGTACAGCAAAACGCAAATGATGAGAATAGGTTAGCATTAATGGAGGCTCAAAATGCTATGTTAGAGCTTGAAGAAACTATCACTGGACAGTTATCTGAGCAAAAGACAAATCAAGTATCTTTGGAAAAGGAATTAGCACAAACGCAAAAAGAAGTAAGAGCTGAAGGACTAACAGGCTTACAAAGAGAATTGCAAGAGTTGGAAGATGCTTATGACTTAAAGATTGAAATGGCTGAAAAAGCAGGAGAAAAAACGACAGCTATAACAAAGCAATTTGAAAAACAAAAGACAGAAATAGTACAAGCAAATTTAAATGAACAACTAAGTGCATATTCAGGACTAGCAGGAGCATTAAGTTCTTTAGCAGGAGATAACAAAGCTTTAGCAGTAGCGTCAGCAGTCATAGATACTTATGTAGGGGCGAATAAAGCCTTTGCACAAGGAGGATTTGCAGGATTTGCTACAGGAGCAGCAGTTATAGCAGCAGGCTTAAATAATGTTAGAACTATTTTATCTACAGATGTTCCAGGTTCAGAAGGGGGAGGTGGTTCAGCGCCTGCACCTCAAACACCTGCACCTCAAATGATGTCAGGGGCTTTTGATATATCAGGTGGAGTCGAACCTGAACCAGTAGAGGCTTTTGTTGTAACCGACTCAATGACAAATAGTCAAAACCAATTAGCAAACATTAGACGTAGAGCTACAATCTAAAATCAAATAAACTAACTTAAAATCTATTATATACTATGCCTTGCGAAGAATGTGAAAACGGAAAATATAAATGGGGAAAGACTGGCTCTTGTAAATACGATACAAAAGCTGAATGTGAAGAAGATAACAAAGACTATTATGAAGATATGAAGGAAACTAAAATAGTAGAATTAGTAATTGCAGACGATAGTCAAGAGTTGGCAATTGACGCTATCAGCCTAGTAACAAGTCCTGCAATAGAGCAAGACTTTGTATTCTTTGGTAAAGAGAAGAACAACTTGACATTTGCTAAAGTAGATGAGGAAAAAAGAATGTTAGTAAGTCCTGCTTTGATTCCTAACAAGCAAATATTTAGACACGACCCAAACACAGACTCAGATTACTATGTATATTTTAGTCCTGATACAGTAAGAAAGGCTTCTGAATTGTATTTAAAGCATAACAACCACCACAAAGCTACTTACCAACATCAAGACAGAGTTTCAGGAATCCTTACAGTTGAGTCTTGGATAATTGAAGACACTAAGTTAGATAAGTCTACACTTTACGGATATTCACTTCCTGTTGGAACTTGGATGGTTAAGCTATCTATTTCAAATGACGAAATTTGGAGCAAGATAAAAAACGGAGAACTTAAAGGTCTTTCTATTGAAGGATATTTTACTAATAAATTTGAACAAATGAACAAAACAAAACCGACAACAGAAGAAATACTAAGTGCTTTTAATGAATTAGTAAGGGAAGGAAAAATTACTACAATGAGTAAGGCTAAAAGAATTGAATTAGGATTAGCTGATGATGTAGAAAAACTTACCCAACAAGCTAAAGCTTTAATCCCTGATATAACTAAAGATAATGGATTTATTAAAGATAGTGAAAAAGATTTAATAACAGAAGGGAAGCGTTTAACTAAGAGAAAATCTATATTAGATAAAGCAGATACTAAAGAAAGAGAACTTTTTAGAGCTTTAGATTCAGCACAAGATAACTTAGCTACAGCAGAAAGGGAATTTAAGGAAACTGAACGCTCAATACAAGGTAGTAAAGATTCAATAGTTTTTATCAATAAAAGACTAGATAAAACAAAAGGAAAAGCTTCAAAATTAAGAGGTAGTTTAGAAAAGAAATTAGACACTTTAGAAAAAGCAGCTAAAGACTTAGGTGTTAAAATACCAACAGGAGAAGCTTCAAAAGTATTGAAGAAATTAATCTCACTTCTTTAAAAATCAAACAGAACAATAACTATTCTATTATATAACAGAACTTAAAACAAAACTATGGATTTAAAAAATCAAATATTGGTAGCACTTGGTCTTGATAAAGGCGAAGAAGTTTCTCTTGCTTGGCAAGCGAAAAGTGAAGACGGAACTATTTTCGTTTCAACAGCTGAAGAATTAGCTAACGGTGTGGATATCAGCGTTTTAACTGAAGATGGCACGACAATTTTATTGCCAATCGGCACGTATAAAACTGATACAGGTGTAACTTTTAGAGTTTCTGAAGAGGGTATCGTTGCTGAAGTTATGGAAACTGAAACTGAGGAAGTAGTTGAGGAAGAAATGGCTGAAGAAGAAGAAGAAAAAAAATACGCAGACGTTGAGGACTGGGAAGGAATGGAAAAAAGAATCCAGAACCTAGAGGACGCTGTCGCTGACCTTAAAAAAGCTAAAGAAGGCGGAGATGATGAGGTAGAGGAAATGGCAGAAGAAGTAACAGAGCCTTCAAAGAACCCAAAATCTATTAAGACTACAGAAGTGGTTGAATTTTCAGTTGATGATTTGAAAGAACAAAATGAATTATTAAAAGCAGAATTAGCAGCACAGCCTGCGTCAGCACCTTTAGACACAAATAAATTTAGTTCAGAAAGAAAGCCTGTATCTAAATTAGACTTTTCAAAAATGAGTAAGAACGAGAAGTTTTTACATAACTTATATAATTAATAACTAAAAAAAACAAACAAAATGGCGTTTACTACGACAAGCAATTTCGCAGGGAAGGCGGCTGGATTTTATATTTCAGCAGCGTTAAAATCAGCAGTATCACTTGACTATCTTACAATGATAGAAAATATCAAATTCAAATCTAACATCCAAAAAATGGATGCAACAGTTACCCCTATTGCAGCAGCAACGTGTGACTTTACAGGAGCAGGAACTCTTGCTTTAACTGAGAAGGTGTTAGAACCGGCTAATCTACAAATTAACCTAGATTTATGCAAGGCAACGCTTTTGGATTCTTGGGAAGCGTTACAAATGAGAGCAGGAGCAGGAGCACCTCCGCCTGCATCTTTTGATGACTATGTAATTTCTTATATGGGAGATATTATCGGACAAGCAACTGAAAACTCTATTTGGGCAGGAGTAGCAAATGCAGGTGGAGACTTTATCGGATTCACAGGAGCAGGAGCAGCAGGATGGTTAAGAAATGGAAATGATGCAACAGTTGTGCAAGCAGTTTTAACAGGAGGTGCAGGAGTTGCACCAGTAGTAGGAACAATTATTGCTGACATCCAAGCAGGATTAGATGCAGTACCGGCAGCAGTTATTGGAAAAGAAGATTTACATATCTACTTAAACCAAAAGAATTATCAATTATACATCCAAGCAATTTCAGCTTTAGGTTACTTAAATGCTTACAATATGCAAGGGGATTACGTTCCAATGTTCAACGGAATTAAAATAGCTGTTGTTAATGGCTTACAAAATGCTGCAATCGTTATAGCTGAGAAGTCAAATTTATTCTTTGGGACTGATTTGCTAAGCGATATTGGAACAGCAGGAACAGGTCCTTCAATCAAGCTTTTGGATATGTCTCAATTAGACGGAAGTGACAATATGCGAATGGTAGCTCGTTATAGTGCAGGAACTCAGACAGGTATCGGAGCTGATTGCGTACTTGTATCTTAATAAATAAATAATACGGAAGTGAGGGTGTAAAAGCTCTCACTCCCTTAACCTAAAAAAAAACAATAAAATGGCTTGTACAGCACTTACAAAAGGTAGGGGACTCGACTGTAATAGAATCAGTGGTGGAATTAAATTCGTTTATTTCGGAGTTTACGACCAATTTACAGCACCAATTGAAACAACAGGACTTCCAGTTACAGCAGGAGAAGTTACAGACCTTGAAATGGGTTCAAATGACTTATACAGATATACTATGCCTTTAGGCGTAGCTAGTCTTACAGATACAATTGTAGGTAGTCGCGAGAACGGGACTATTTACTATACGCCAAGTTTGAGCGTTATTCTTAACAGACTTACAAAGGAAGACCAAAATCAAATCAAATTATTAGGAGCGACGAAACTAGTTTGTTTCGCTCAACTTAATGCAACTTTACCATCAGGAACAGACGTGATAGTTGCTTTAGGAGTTACTAATGGAATGGAACTTAATGCAGGAACTATGGACTCAGGAGCAGCTTGGGGAGATAGAGGGGGTTATACTCTTACTTTTGACGGAATGGAGGCTTCTCCATTTCCAATGGTAGCAGACTATCCAATAGCAACAGGACCATTCACAAATGCAGGGTTTAATTTTGGAACAATAGTTACATCTTAATTTTCTTATCTGTTTTCTTATAATATTAAAAGGGTAGCTTAATTGCTGCCTTTTTTTTTTAAAACACTACAGAACCAAATAAAAACAATACTTTTCTATTATATAGTATGATACAAGCAATTACAGCAACTAACATCATAGCGGAAATATCAACTGAAGATAATAGAATAGATACGACAGTAGCCTCTACACAGATTAGATTCTTAGTTAAGTTTATTAATGACCTTGACGGTTCTATTGAATATTGTTATCCGACAAGCTTAATACATGAAAGATATACAAAAATTTCATTTTCTTATTTAGCAATTCCCACTGTTTTTACAGGGATTAATCTTTTACCTGCTGGTCACTGGAAATATGAAGTATATGAAGTCAGTTGGATAGGAACAATTGTTGTGGCTTTGAATACAGCTCCAGTTAATGAAACAGATGTTTTGCCTGTAGCTAATACCAACGGAATTGTTCAAGGAATAGTTACAAAAGGGATTCTAAATTTAACAGAAAAAGCAGGCACAGAGCAGGTACAATATAATCAACACGAATCACCAGAAGGAACGAATACTATTTACTACGGACAATAAAAATTAAAAATGGATAAAATACTTTCAATAAACTTAAGCACATCAACAGCTCCAATAGTACAGGAAGTAAGAGGAAGAGATTATATAGAATATGGAACAGACGATTGGAAAAACCTCTATCCACAATTTTTAATTGACCTTTACTATAACAGCTCGACACATTCAGCTATTATTAACGGTACTGCTGAAATGATTGCAGGGGAAGATATTATCGTTGATGAAGATGACACTAATTTAGAATCTTATGTTAAACTTAAAAAGTTTTTAAGACACGCAAATAGTCATGAATCTTTACATCAAGTAATTAAAAAAATTGCTTTTGATTTTAAACTTCAGGGAGCTTACGCAATTCATGTTGTATGGAATAGAGAAAGAACAGAAATAGCTGAAATATATCACGTTCCAGTAGAACGAGTAAGAGCAGGAAGACCGAATGAATTTGGAAAGGTTGATACATATTATATCAGTTCAGATTGGGGTAATGTAAGAGCAAACAAGCCTTATCCTGTAGCTGCTTTTAATGTAAACGACAGAACTGCAGGAAGTCAATTAATATATACTGGTTCATACTCTCCTAATATGGACGTCTATCATACTCCTGATTATATTGCAGCAAATAATTGGGCATTAGTAGATCAAAAGGTTGCTGAATTCCATCTTAATAATATAGAGAATGGATTTTCGGGGAGTTATTTTGTAAGTTTTGCGAACGGAATCCCGACACAAGAGGAAAGACATCAGATAGAACAAAGCCTTACAGAAAAATTCACTGGCGCTTCTAATAGCGGTAAATTTGTTTTGACCTTCTCAGACGATAGAAGTCGAGTACCTGAAATAACACCTATTAGCGTATCAGACGCAGACAAGCAGTATTTAGCGCTTCAAGAGCTATTGGTACAAAATATCCTTACAGGGCATAGGGTAACGTCTAAGACGCTTTTAGGTATAGATTCAGCTAATGGATTTTCTAGTTCCGCAGATGAACTTTTAAACGCTGCTAATTTTTATCAAAATACGGTGATTCGACCGTTCCAGTTAAACATCTTAGGAACATTACAAACAATATTTTCAGTTAATAATATGGATTTGCCGATTAGCTTTGTTCAGTTGAAACCTATTACAATTCAATTCGATTCTGAAACAATCAGAGATGTTATGACAACTTCAGAAATAAGAGAATCGTTAGGTTTACCACCATTAGATTTAGTTAAAGAAGAAACTTTAGACTTTGCAAAAGTTGGTATGATAGACGGCAAGCCTGTTTTTGATACTATAGAAGAAGCCTTAGCGAGTGCAAAGACTTTAGGGTGTGAAGGGTATCATACGCACGATTATGAAGGGAAAACGGTTTATATGGCTTGTGAAGGTCATACAGAAGCTACAGAGCTTTCAAAGTTCATTGAAGAATTTGGAGAAGATATGTCAGATGATTGGGAATTAATAGAGGATGAAGTTGTTGACGGAGAACACCAAGAATTTGACTATGAAGAAGTATTAAACGAATTAGTAAATGAAAAGATTGAGTTAGCATCAACAGGAAGAGCTATTCCAAGTCGTAAGTCTGAGCAAGACGGACAATCAAAAAAAACTGCTGATTATTTTAGGGTGCGTTATGTATATTCTCAGGATAATTTCTTAACTAATAAGTCAGGCACAAAAAGAGAATTTTGCAGACAAATGACAGGTCAAAATAAACTTTATAGAAAAGAGGATATTTTAAATATGAGTACAAAAGCTGTGAATCCTGGATTCGGACCTAAAGGCACTAATAAATATTCAATATGGCTTTACAAAGGAGGACCTCAATGTTTTCACTTTTGGAGTAGAAGAATCTTCAAGACTGTAATAGGAGAATCTAAGACAACTAAGATAGAAGATGCTGATATGATAGGTTACACAAAAGCAAGGTCAGAAGGCTTTACAGCTAAGAAGAACGACAAGCTAGTAGCAACACCACCAAGAAAAATGAAAAATAACGGATATATAAACGCAAGATAATTATGAGCTATGTACTATTTATATCAGAGGCTAAATTAAAAGACTCTACAGCAATTAACTTAAATGTAGATGTGGAAATATTGCTCCCGTTTGTACGTGAAGCGCAAAAAATCTATGTGGAAACAGCGCTAGGGACTGACCTAAACAATAAATTGAAAAACTTAATTATTGCCGGAACTGTGGGAAATGTTGGCAATGAAGCTTATAAGACTTTGCTAGATGATTACATAGGGGATATGTTACCGTCGTATAGTCTTTATCATGCTTTTAATTATCTTAGGCACAAAGTAGAGAACGGAAATATTTTTTCCAAAACTTCTGAAACTGGTAACGCCTTAAGTACGGAAGAGGCGCAAAGCTTTAGAGAAGAAATTTTAAATACTGGAAGTTACTATCGTGAAAGACTAATCCTTTACATTATTAACAATTCCGCTAGTTTCCCTGAATATACGACTAATACTGGAGCTGACGTAAACCCTTCAAGAGATAACTATTATAACAACATGAACCTAGAAAGAACAAACAATCAAGGTACACGACTTACATTAAGAAACTTTTTAAACGCTTCTGATTAATGAAGAAACACTACAAGCCAAAACAAATTAATATAACTAAGCTTAAATTCTACTTGGATAAAAAGCCTAAAAATAAAACAAATGCAAGACAGCCTACAAGTAGGACTAGCAAATAGCGCCGCAATAGGATTAAGTCTAGGTCAAGCAAATGAAGCTTTGACGTTAATTTCCTTAATTCTAGCAATCACCTTTACGGTATATAAATTTGTAAAGTATGATAAAAAAAAATGATAAACCTTTTATTGATTAGAGATACTTTCTCTAACATAAGTACAATCGGAGAATTATTTTTGAACGGTGAAAGGATGTGTGACACCTTAGAGAATCCCTGGATAAATAATAAGAAGAATGTCAGTTGCATTCCAAAAGGAGAATATAAAGTAAGACTAAGACTAGCTAGAGAATCAGCAACAAGGGATTATTTACATTTGCTAGTTGAGGATGTTGAAAACAGAAGTTATATACTTTTCCACAGAGGCAATACAGCAAAGGACACTAGCGGATGTATCTTGGTCGGTTTAGGAAGTCAACAGGACTTTGTTAGCAATTCAGTCTTAGCAATGGACTTATTAATCAAAGAAATAGTTAATTTAGGCGGCGAAAACATTAATTTAATAATCAAAAATAAATAATATGAAAAAGTTTTTTCAAAAGTATCTAATCGGTCAAATGCTAAAGAGTAAGAAATTCTGGTATGCTATTTCAGCAGTTGTCGTTCCTGCAATAGTAACATATTTAGGAGTCGATACTGAAACAGCAAAAGAATTATATCACGCAATCTTAGTTCTAATCGTAGGACAAGGAATCGCCGACGTTGCTAAAAAATAACCGATACAGATTAAAGCCTAACGAGATAGC